ACACATCAAAGAATAAATCCCCTGTTTGGTCAAAGTGCCATGCAATACAATTAGAATCACTATGGAGCCTGTGCATATTCCCGCCTCCATTGAAATTCACATAATTGCCGTCTACTGAAAATATATAACTCATACTTAAAAGAAGGGATGACCTTACGGGATCACCCCCCGTTAATTAAACTGTAGTTGTACTGAACGCATCAGGACGGAAGATTGCAAGACCTTCTGTTCTTTCAAGAAGGAAAGCAATTTCGTTTGATGTGAACAATGAAGCGTGAGAATCACTTTGACGTAATCTCAAACCCTCACTCTGTACAATAGCCGCTTTAGTCCAATCGCCAACTAATACCCTGTTACCTGTCAGCCAGTTTACAGGATAGATAGGACGGCCAAGAACTCTTGTAGTACCATTCTGATCTATTGATACCACCGGAGGACCTGAATAGGTCTCACCTGCTGTACCCGGACGGAGCAAAATAAGATTTGCCCAAACGTTAGGATCGCAAGCAATACCATTCGGATTGAATTTAGCCGCAATCAAATTCTTAATGTAGTAAACAAGCTTATCAGCTACATTCGGCGTACCGGTAAATCCGGTTGTTGATGTAGATCCTGTTGCTGCTGCTACAAGTGAATTTGCAAAATGCGTATCTTCTGACTCCTCCATTTGATTCATCATTGATTCAGGTAACCAACTTTGAAGGAATAGAATGTTACGAAGTGACTGCCTTGATGCTACAGCGAAAGCCGCCATAGGAAGCAACGTAAGTGTTTGCATTGTGTAGTCACGATCAATCTGCGGTTTAGTAGCTGCTTCGGTTTGTCTACCAAAAGAACCTTCACCAATTGGTGAGTTAGCTCTTGGGTATTGTACGAAATCAGTTTCAGAAAGCACAGTCCTTACCATGTTACGGAAATGGAATTGGCCTGTAGGCTCCATACCCGGTCTCCAATCAAGATAAGAGATGAAATTATCCACCGTAAGATTAGCAGAAGCAATGTTTGCTACTGTTTTAATCTCTTTAGGTTTCATAAGCGAACCGGCTGCCGATTGCATAATATCTTCTTTGGCTTCGCCGATTGCTTTAGCCATTTCATTGGCTATTGTTTCTCTTAGCCCTTTGAACTGCTGAACACCACCGGAAAAACGTCCGCCTTTTGCTTTAAGGTTCTTTACTTCTTCCTGGATGTCTTCAAGTGTACCGCCTTTTTCTGCAACTGTGGCGTTCAGTTCTTTGACCTTTTGTTTAAGGGCTTCGTTTTCTTTTTCGAACTCCTCTTTAAACTCTGTGATCTGCTTTTTACCTTTTTCGGTAATATCGTTCTTAAAATCTTTTAGTGATTGTTTAAGATCGTCTACCGCTTCTTTAATTTCCATTGTTTTTATAGGTTGAGTTTCAATAAATGAAGCGACTCAGCAAATGCCGAATCTTCATTATTTCCACTGGCAACCGGCTCTACTTCAGCGTCCCGAATTTGAGTGTTTGCGGTATTGTACTTTAATAAAATCGCTTTTATGTTGTCTATCTCGAATAAAATGTTTTTAATACAGTCATCACTTGCCTTTGTGTTCCTACAGAACCTTTCCATTGTCTTTACATGAAAGGCTAATTCTTCAGCATCGTTTTCGTCGAACATCTTTGTAACATTCACTACTTCGGCAAGTGGATTCATTGGCATCTTAGTAAGGACTGATGTTTCAATGTGTTTAACCTCTTTTAATTCCCTTACCATCTGCCCCTTTATTGATAATGGATTTGATTTATCAGTTATGTAACCGAATGAAGCCTTCTTAATTATGCCCTCATCCATCATTATCAAAGTATCATTACCAAGAGTGTGAGTGCCTAACCATGCTTTAGTATATGCTCTATCGTTGTCCTCGAATACATCAATCACTTTACCGGGGGCCTGTTCGTCGTTATGGTTCAAGTAAAATGAAATATCTCCTTTGCTTTCCTGCCATGATTTATTGAACATTCCTTTGCGGGAAACATCTTTGCCCCTGTCTATGTTGTTATACACAGCATGAGCAATGACGGCTGTTCTTTTCTGCCTGTCCATGTCTTTTAATTCAAAGACTATATCTTTTGTTTCAATGTTTTTCATATTCGGTACGAATTATTTAGATCTAACCCATGTAACTAAAAAATCAAAATCCTGTGTAGTCTGTTCGTCACATGGGTTTTTCCATATATTATAAACAGCCCACCCATCTTCTGCCTGTGCGTTTATGCAAGCACCAAAATCGTCATCGCCTCTGAAGAACATTTCGGTACTAAATTCTAAACCCGTTAATGTTAACTCGTTATTCATATTGTAATCGTTCTTTGTTCTCTGTTAAAACTTCTTATCACACTTATTCTACTTTCCTTTGGTATCAATCGTCCCTGTCTATCCCTTACCGCTACCAGTCCCATCGTACACCTACAATTAATCGTATCACCTGCAGGAGCTGAAGGATCACCGGGAAAATCTAACTCAACTCCGTTTTTAGGATCAACAAACTTTCCATCATAAGGAACCGTTTGCCCATCCATTCTAAAGTGATCCGCATGGTCTTCGGGGTTTCTTCCTCTTGTTCTGTAATCATGGACCGAGATCCACACTTTATTTTTTCGTATTTAAAAGAACTACCCCCTGTCTTAACTCCTAAATTCGCTGCCCTGTTTACTTCGGTTCTTGCTATCCTTGCTGCCTGATACCGCAAACCGGGATAGTTAATCATTTCATTTACTATTCTATCTACACTCCAACCTTCTTCTATTCCTTCGCTGATCGCTTTATATAAAATCTCTTTTGTTGTTTCACTTGCACTAAAAAGAACTTTCTCAATTAAGAAGATTCGTAAATCATCTCTCATCTGTCTTGTCCATAGTTCACTAAAACCTAATGTTGCTTTCTTTTCTTCTCTCACTAAACTCTTATAAGTCCTTTCAGCCCAAATAAGCCCTACCTCTGTCCATAACCTTACTACCTCATCACTAATTCCATTATTTACTAATTGGTTATTGAGTCTTAACCTTGCTTCATTCGGGCCTAATGTTTCAACCATTTCGCCTACCTGCTTAGCCAACTCCCTCAAAGAACTATAGATGACTTTATACCACTTCGTTTCTAATCTCTTGTTGATTACCTGATGCGCCCTCGCTATTTTTCTTTTGTTCAAGCTCATTTGTATAATTCAACCTTAACCAATTCCTTTTATCTCTTTCAATGCGACAGTTTTTTTCCTTGTCCGTTATTGGATATTTTTCCATTACCATTTTCTCTATTGCCTTGTCCATTTGGCCCAGCGTTTAATATTTTGTCCAACTCGCTCACTTCTTCAATAGGCATCTGACCGCTATCAACAAACACCTTATCCATTTCTTCAATAGGCAAAGGATCATAGCCTATTGCCTCTCTAAATTCATTCTTAGTTACAGGAGCATCTTTAAGAGTGCTTATCATATCCTTCATGTCCTCCTGCATCTCTGGTAATTCTGAATAATCCGGTTCTATCTTTTGTCCCTTTAATCCGAAAGAAGGAAGTAATAACCTATTCATCTCATCATTGAAAGAAGCACAATCAGGCATTATTAATTCACTTAACATTCTCTTCCTGTTGCTTCTTTGGTTCTCGTAAGTCTGATCTACTAAGAACAAACCAGGAGGAACACCGAAAGCATGACACAACTTTGCAAAAGCCTTATCGTTTCCTTCTAGTAGTTGCATATCAACCGAATCTTTTCCTATATCTATAAAGCCCCAATCACCCTGTAGATTAGCAATTGCACTCTTTAGATCCTTATTATTTATCCTCTTTCCGGTTATCTCCTCAATCTTACTCTTCTGCTCAACAGTCATCTTCATTCCTAACGTCTTCTCAAATAACACACCTCTTGCCCCGCCATGCTGATACATTGCTACGGCTGCATCTGTTGAATCTTCTTCTTGTTGGAGTATTTTATTTATCGGCGGTAAAAGACCTCTTAAATGTTCTCTTGTTGTAGCATCAAAGAAGGGATTAAATGTTTTCCAATGAATAACATCGTTCTTTCTTACAAAAGCCCTCTTACCATCAATGTCTAACTCGTAACCCATGATTCCCCATACATCTAATGGATCTGGAATGATAGTTACCAAGTCAGCCGGAAGCCAGTACATTTCTAAGACAGGAAGTTTATCTATTGCCTCATCATTAACTCCCCCATCAGGGTTTTTGTATTGTTCTAAATCACCCCTGTTAAGCCAAACAAAAGCTTCTCCGCATATTTTATATGAAACATAGATCGAGTAATAAAACAAATCCTGACCATAACTAGGGTTAGGTCTTGCAAGTAGAGCCTCTAATGATTCAGGCCCCGCCTTCCCCTGCGGAGTGGAGTAAGCTTTTGTTTTTACCTTATTGGCTCTTAGGAATTGCCCTTGCCTTAATAGTCTTTTATATGATTTAGCCTGTTCTTCGTTATCTTCTTTAACTAAATACCGGGGAATAAAAGAGAACTTTCTTGCTGCTAAATTCACTATTGAATAAACAGCAGCGTTTTCCGTATATGCCTCTAAGAATCGTTCTACTTTAGGATCTGGATAAACAGGCATCCCACCGAATTGTCGTACTATAGATGTCAAAGAACTATTAGCGTCCTTGTTAATTCTTCTTATACTATTAAAAAGTCTGTCTAGTAAACTCATTTTAAAAAGCTGTCCAGGTTAATCTATCTACTGCTAACCTTGTGAATATTGCGTACCTCATAGCGTCCATTGAGTGATCGTTGAATTTTACCGGCTCATCCTTATCCTTGTCCTTAATAGGCTTACCACTTGCGTCTGTTCTCCACTTGTAACCCTTTATCTCTTTTAAGACACTCGTTGAATCATTAGTTATAAAAAGCGGATAGGATTTTACTTTTCTTATACCCTCGGTCACGTCCTTATCTGCTTCCCATGCGTTATATCCTGCCCTCTTTAATTCCTCTATCGTTTTAGGTTCAGCATTATCACAATAGATTTCTATTGTTTTGCTTACACCTATATCTTTAAACCTTTCTACCAAATCATTTGTAGTTAATCTATTCTCATAAAGAAGCTCCTTTACATAAATCCTTTCCTCATACAATTCGCAAAGAACTAAAGCGGTTGGTACGTTGTACCCAAAATCGCAACCCATGAAAACCTCACCTCTTAACGGTAACTCTTCGCAAGTCTTCCAATGGGTGTACACTAACTCAGATGTTTTACCTCTCAAACCCAGACCGAAAACATTCCACATATTTTCATCTGCCAGCCTAAGAGATTCTATTTCCTGAACCTGTTCCTTTGGTAAAAAAGGATTATTCAGATAAGTAGAATGAATCATCAGGTTACCTTCAGCATCGGCCACATCATAAACCCAATTCATTTCATCCACCGGGTTAAAGTCGATAAAGATTATCTCCTTTGTCCGTAGGGCTAACTGTTTGTAAACTGGAAAAGGAATTAAGTTTGCCTCATTGACAAATAATATATCCCTTCCCGGCCCCCTGACCTTTCCAGGTTCATCTACTCCAAAGAACTCCACATAACTTCCGTTAGGAAAGTGATAAACATTGTCTGTCTTGTTGAATTGCTCGTCTGAATAGATTCCTGCATCCTCAAGGATCTGCAAGAAGTCTCGACGTGCGCCCCGCTTCAAGTGCGGTAAACTTGGACTGACTATACTTATCGACTTAACTTCATTATGTGCTATTAAAAGAGCTAATAACTGACAAATCGAATATGTCTTTCCTGATCTTGTTGAACCCTGGTTAGCTACTACTCTGTACTTCTTAGAATAATAAGCGTTGTGGTTCCATTCTAAAACATCAGTATAAAGAACTTCATTCTGCTTTGGTTTCATAGGATGGCTTAACTGATTCCACCTTATTCATTACTATCTGAACCCCGCCATTATGATTTAAGTCCTGTTCAATCTTATCCTTCCAACCCATATTCTTTAACACGAAAATTGAACCGGCTACATTATTACCCGAAAGCTGCTGCTCGTATTTATTCTCTATTCTTAGCAGGGCTTTGTTTATTATGTAAGAAAACTCATTGTTCTTTTGGTAGTCATATAGTGACTGTCTTGAATCAAACCCTAAAGCAAGAGCTAATCCGGTCATTGTCTTGTTACCTTGTATTTCAAAATAATCATCAACTGCTTTTTCTAATTCTTCAGGGTTATCGTATATTCTTGGTCTTGCCATAAAACAAAAAGCCCACAAGCGTTTAAGCTTATAGGCTAAATCCATCCCACGTTAGCGGAATAATATATCATTAAGGGTACTGATTACAGTACAAAGATAATAAATAGTTCTAAACTTTCAATTATTTCTGAAAGTTAATTATCCACCGATGTTAATTTCAAGTTCTTCTCCGGTGAGTGCGAAGTATAAGTTCTGAAGTTGGTGAACGTATTTTATTTCAATTATTTCAATAGTCCACTCATAAACGAAAAAGATAAGTCCCTCTTTGTTTGTTCTAATCTGAATATCCCCAGAATTAGAATCTACATCTAAAATACCCTCATCATTCGAAAGGGTTTTCCATATTTCAGGAGTGAGGGGGATAGGTTCGTATAAGGTATTATCGGAAATAGCATGAATTTCCATAGCCTCAGTTATGCGGTATGTCAAATCTTTGTTTTCAAATCCTCCCGTATACCTAACCAAGTTCCCTATTCTTAATTCGTTTGCGTTCATATCTCAATCTTATTTCAATTATTCTCTTTTACCAAATAATTTTCTTTACATGGTGTGCAAAACGTTCCCGGTAGC